CCTTGTAACCGGCTCTATAGACCATCTTAGAGTAGGAGTCGAGATACTCCACGAATGCAAGCCGTGCGGCGCATCGTACCAACGGGTAAACTGGAACGCAATGATCCAATCCCCTGGGGTTCTTCCTCCAATAACACGCCCGGAACATAACGAACTTATCAACATCATGTGGTCCGCAGTACTCCTGCTTACTCGCATTAAGGACCATACCGGCAGACTGGAGGATATCGAGGATCTCGCCTATCTGTACACTGCCATCCCATGCGTAAACGGTATCATCACCAAAAGCCAGGTGAACACTATTGTTAATAGTCCTTCCGGCCCCGAGTACATGCTGATCGTTAATGGCATGCTCCAATCCGAGAATCAATCCTCTATTAAGGAGACTACCCCCGAATGACGTGCCAAACATGCCGGAAAACAACCCGTGCTCACCTTCTATCCAGCCATGCGGAGTTAATAGAGGGCAACAACGGTAGTACTGAGCGCACCAACCGAATAGCGGTGCAGCTGACGGGATTTGATTTGCAAGAGCTAGGAATAATCGTCGGAGCATCCGACCGACTAGTGCATCATAAGCGCTATAGTCTAACGATGATACGTGCTCTTTATCCAGAGCTTTCTCAATTACCCCCCGCATAGCAACATCATAATGCATGTACCCAGCATAAGGTTCTAATGTGCGCATGCGTTCCAGAATCGGCCGCCATATCTGTGCTTCGGCCCATAATACACCACGAGATACGCATTCTACAATACGCTTCTTGGAATTGTCACCCTCTCCAGGTTGTATTCTCTTGAATAGTACCGCGGGGAGGTTTTGGTGTGCAGTGCCATTCCACACTTGTTTTGCAATGTGTGTGTATATGCTGTACAGTTCATCATTAAGCACTGTAAATGACTCGCCATCGTCGTTAACTTGAACGAACGGAGTTGATGTAAATGCAGGGAAGCCTGCATTGGTATCCGTCTTGCAGTATGCGATAGATTCTTCTAATGCTATCGGGACAATGCCATCTCCTAATTCCTTTACTGCGGCATTTATACCATATTCGAGCCATGATGGTATATTATCATCACCATGGGTGGTATATTGTTGCGAGATGTTAGGTACTAGTGATTGGTAGCCATCCCACGTATATGATCCGAATTTCTGCCCTTCTTCTATCCTCCGCCAGAAAGGATCGGTTATGATAGACACAATATCATCTTTTAATCCATAGATTCCTGTGTTGTCAAGATGAGTGAATGTTTCATACCGTTCCATAGCTTTGGGTTTTCCCAATACATGACCGTACAAAATGCTCTTTAGGCTGGTCATGCCTTTCCTAGGTATGCCATTAGAGAACAGCCGTTCCATGTCAGGATGCATAGGCTCTCCTTTATCATGGAATAACTTGTGAATGGACACTCCTTCTGGTACTGTTAGCTTATGCTCATTGCAATAAGCATCAACCTTCATATCACTCTGTTTCCTTTGGGATTTACGTGATTTTGGAGTTTTAACAGCTTCTAGCTCTCGCTTAAACGCGACGATCTTTGGTGAAGACATAATGTAACTTTATTTGAAACGTAAGGGAGAATCAACACGATACTACGGTATGGCACCGCGGGTATACCCACCGGTACAAGGGTAGTAACAATCATTGGGCGCGTAT